TTAACGAGCATACATTAACCCACAATTACCACCGACAAATGTTATCACATTGTATCTCTCTTCAAATACAGTCATATTGTAATTATAATCAAATAATCGCCAATTTGGCTTATTCACACCTATAATTTCATTTGTTGTAGGATCGCAAATGGTGTAAAACTGAGCTTCTTCGTCTAGTGGAGGACTATATGTCGTAAATTCCAATTGAATATCGTGAAATTTACTCATATTCATAGCACCAGACGGTTGAAAGTCAAATGGATCATTATGAATCGCAAAACTATAATTGTAGAGTCCATCTGGAGCATTGCCTGAGGTTCTTACGTATTTTTCAATGTAATTATATACACCAGCATCCACTACATTTTCGCGATATTTTCCGTCTAATAAAATACCCATTTGTAGTAAAATATCCTTTTGATTTTGAGGATTAAAATCACCTGTAGTAAAATATCCAGTGTGTTTGCCATCATCCGGATTATAACCAGGACCAATACCTGTTGGATTAGCACCATTACAATCCAATACCCAATTTCCAGACGGATCCGCAAAATCGACTTCCTGAGGCAAATAGTTATAAGGCCAATTCGTATAATTGCTCCATTCATTTCTTAAATTAATATCATTTCGCTGAAATGTCATCATCCACGATGAAACCATTCCCATTGTATTTTCCATTTTCACTCGCTGACTACCGGTAACATTGAAAAACTTCCAATCATAGATAGATTTAAACAAGTATTTTTGTTCTCGTGCCGCAAATACTTTCGACTCTTCCTCGGACAAAAACCCATAAGTAGATACTAAATGAACATCCGCATTCCAATTTGTTCGTTTATCTTGATAAGAATTTGTATCTAATGAAATATCAGGGGGAGGTTGTAAAAAACGATAAAATTGTTGTAATGGTTCATTAAAATTGGGCTGAACATATGGATAATTATTTTGTTGATCTGCTACATCGCGAATAACAATTAATTCTTGTATGGGTCTAAGTGTAATATTAATTTCCAATTCGTTGTATTGGAGGGCTACTAAAGGAAATGCCATTTTCGCAGCCAACGTGAACCAAAAATTAATTGGAATATACAACTTCCGCGATCTTATAGAGGGTTCCGGACCAACTGGATTGTCTGTATGATATGCGTTTGGATAAGCATTTACACGTGGACCAACGTTTCCTGGGTCATTTAATTCGGCTATATTACCACTCATGTTATCGTATAGTGATTTTTTCACGGTTGTAAAATCTCGTTGGACCATCGCAAGTAGATATGCGCCTGAGTAACGATTTAATGTCTGTCCACCAATGGCTATTTCCACTTCTTCAATCATTTGTGTGCCCAAATTATCAATCCATTTGAATTCATAAGGTGCCCAATTTCCACTACAATCTTGCGGAGGATAAATAGGGCTCCATATAGTAGGTAGTTGAACGACTAAATAGGTATCTAGTAATAATTCCGCATATCGTTTCATTCTAAACGTAAATTTAGATGATTCTGTCAATCTGAGCGAGCGCTGACCATCGAAATCTAGACGAAACTTTTGAAGACCGAAATTGGTGTATTTTTTATATGTTGTCTTGAAAAAGGTCTTTGACGGATTTCCGTTTAAATATACATTTTGATTTCCATAAGCTACTATATTTAATAATCCTCCAGGCATAATACTTATATATAATTATTATACATTAATTATTGTTTAACTTTTTATAAAAATACATAATAAAAGTGATATAATCTAGCAATACTATATAATCATTCATTGTTAAAATATTTTTTCATCTACTATTATAAGTATGGAAAAATTAAAGAATGCGCATCAAATGTTTTCAAAAATGTTTAAAGAACAAGATAAAGCTGTCATGGTAAAATATATTGCTTATTTCGTAATCGTTATTTTAATAATTGGTTTAGTCACTTACACTGTTGATAAAATTCGTCTTAATAATAATAATTGCGATGCCTTAGGAAAAGTGTATTCAGCCTTCCCAAATATATCATCTATTAATCCGGATGATGCAGCCTATAGTTACAAACTGAGAGATTATTATATAAAAACCGCTTACAATTGTTGTTGTGGTGGTCAATTTAAAAACGATTATGTTAATATTTGTGCTTTAAAAACATGTATCGCTCAAGGTGCTCGTGTATTGGATTTTGATATTTATTCCATTAACGATGAGCCTATTATAGCAGCTTCATCTGTAGATAACTATACAGTGAAGCAAACATACAATCAAATACATTTAGAAGAAGCATTACAAGTAGTAAATAATTATGCATTTAGTGGTGGTTCTTGTCCTAATCCAAACGACCCTTTGATATTACACTTTAGAATTTCCAGTAATAACGATAAAATGTATAAAAAAATGGCAGATACCATTTATAATACCATTCAATCTAGATTATTAGACAAAGAATATAGTTACCAATATGTTGGCAAAAACTTGGGTAGTGAAGACTTGAAATTATTCCTTGGAAAAATCATAATTTCGGTTGATCGCGCGAACCCTCTTTTTGAAAACACACCCCTAAAGGAATATGTAAATATTGCATCCAGTTCCATGTTTTTGCGATCTTTGCGTCATTATGATATTGTTAATACACCCAATTCCGATGAATTAATTGAATATAACAAGAAAAACATGACTCTAGCTATGCCTGATTTAAGTGTTTATAACAATAACATGTCTGCTGTATTGAATTTTAACTATGGTTGTCAATGGGTTGGTATGAATTTTCAAAACTTTGATGATAAAATGCAGTATTATACAATGTTTTTCGACAAAGTTGGACATGCGTTTGTATTAAAGCCTGAAAACTTGCGATTTGTTCCAGTCACTATTCCGGATCCTACACCGCAAAATCCGGAAAATTCTTTTACGACTCGTGATGTATCTACCGATTACTATTCATTTAGCGTATAACGAAAACAATATATAATATCAGATAATATATTCTCCCGGAATATATTATGCTATTGCTTGATAATAAATATTATATAATCCGTCATGGCGATTTCGCAACATGCGCAAATAGTAAGATACTATATGGTTTATTATCATTATTGTTATGTTTGGAAGAATATATTACTACTTATTCAACCAATTGTACTCAAATTTTGATTGGTTCTACTATAGTATGGTCCGCAATAGAACTTTATTTACATTTGAGTAGCACGCGTATTATAAAACCCATGTATATTGGGATTACAGGTCATAAATGGCAATTAAATAATTATGCTGGTATAATGTTACAGGGGTTTCAAGAAGGTGGGTTTATTACTACGGTTGGAATGTATTTTGGAGATAGACTATTTATATTAAAATATATGATTATGTTTCATATATTAATTATTGGTATTATTATACATATTGCGTTCAACAACAACAACAACAACAACAGCAACAGCAACAGCAACAGCAACAGCAGCAGCAAGAGTAACAACACTGTAAAAAAGGCTTCTATGAGACAAATAAATACTACCAGCTCACTATCTTTAATGAGTACGGTCACTATATACAATGGAATAACCTTGTACAACAATCCATCTCATGTTTTTAGACAATTGGCCATGTTTTTTATAATGGTTTATATTTCATCTGTCTGGACTATCATGTCGTGGTATAATAACAATAGAACCGTAGAAATACATGTAAAAAACGACTATAACGACTATAACGAATATGATAAAAAAACAGTTACTAATTTTGACTCATTTTGTGTTCTTACTTATGATGTCATATTTGAAATTGGTATTGCGTACATGTTTTTTTATAATTTATGCACACCCTTGAATATTTATGGTGAATAAAAATACTTTTATATGAATATACTATATACTATATGTCTGAGTGTAACAATAAACTAACATTGGAAGAAAAAGAAGTGGCTATATTGAGAGATGCTATTGATATTGCGGAAAAACGTAAAGGCAAACGGACTGTAAGTGATCCGGACGTTAAAAAAATTATTTCTATACTAGAGGCATTTCTCAAAAAGAAACGATTAGTTTGTTATGGTGGAACTGCTATTAATAATATTCTTCCACTAGATGACCAGTTTTATGATAAAGACATTGAAATTCCGGATTACGATTTTTATAGTCCAACATCTCTTGAAGACGCAAAAGAATTGGCAGATATTTATTATAACGAAGGGTTTCAAGAGGTTGAAGCAAAAGCTGGGGTTCATTATGGCACATATAAAGTATTTGTCAATTTTATTCCTGTAGCAGATATTACTTATTTAGAAAAACCGTTATTTAAACGTGTTCAAAAAGAAGCAATTCGCGTATATGGTATATTGTATTGTCCTCCTAATTTTCTTCGCATGAATATGTATTTGGAATTGTCTCGTCCTGCTGGCGATATTAGTCGTTGGGAAAAAGTGCTAAAAAGACTTATCTTATTAAATAAGAATTACCCCTTACGTGGTAAGCACTGTGATCCCAAATTGTTTCAACGAGAATTTGAACGTCTTGACGCAAAGAAGGAGGAACAATTATATTACACAGTACGCGATTCTTTTATTGATCAAGGTTTGATTTTTTTTGGAGGGTATGCTAGTTTTCTTTATTCTACCTATATGCCTACCAAGCAGAAGAAGCTCTTTCAAAAAACGCCGGATTTTGATGTATTGGCGGAAGAACCTGAAAAGGCGGCAGCTATATTGAAGGAGAGATTAGAAGATTTTGATTACAAAGACATTCAACTTATAAAACACGATGGAATAGGAGAACTCATTGCTCCTCATTATGAAATAAAGGTGAAAATCAATAAAATAGAAGAAACTGTCGCTTTTATTTATAAACCGTTAGCATGTCATAGTTATAATATTATTAAAAAAGGGAATAAAACGGTTCGTGTAGCAACGATTGATACCATGTTGAGTTTTTATTTTGCGTTTTTCTATAGCGACCGTGACTATTACGACGAAAATCGCATCTTATGTATGGCTCAGTATTTATTTGATGTACAACAGAAAAACAGACTGCAGCAAAAGGGACTTTTAAAACGATTTAGTATTAATTGTTACGGAAAACAAGATACATTGGAAGAAATGAGAAACACCAAGGCGGAAAAATACAAGGAATTAAAGAACCAGAGAAACTCAAAAGAGTATGAATCGTGGTTTTTACGATATGTTCCATTCGAAGAAAAAATGGAAAAAAAGGAAAAGAAAGAAGATAAAATGAAAAATGGAAACAAAAGTTCCAAACATGGTACAAAAAAACACAATAAGAAGAATAAGAAGAATAAGAAGAATAGACACAATAAGACGAAAACGAAAAGAAAAGGGGTATTTGGATTCTTTTGATTCTTTTGATTCTTTTGATTCTTTTGATTCTTTTGATTCTTTTGATTCTTTTGAATGCCCTTCCAACGTCGCTATATGTTCGTATCGTTCTTCTATCATAGTATTCGGTTCGGTATTACGAGTCATTGTTGTTATGTTGTTCCAGTTGAATCAATTGAATCAGTTTTATGGTAAACAACTACTTAAAAAATAGTTTCTATATATAGAATAAAATGAAAAGTTTTGATGACAGTGATATTAAAGCAATAACATTTTGTCTTAATAGTTATAATATAAAAACCGACCTAATGAAACTCAACCAGTTTAATAAAACATATTATTATCATCAAAAAATATTTATTGAAACACAACAACAGCTCATTGAATTATATGGGTTTTCAAAATATATAGATTTATTTTTCATAGTCACGTCAAAAACACATTGATGTTTTTCAAATCATTGAACACTTTGCAAAAGTAATTAGTAAAATACCAAAGGAAAATTATACGGTTAAGTACAACATTATATCTCTCCAAATATTTTTAAATACAGATATGTGTTGTCTAATAAATGTGTCCTTTTTAAAACGCTCCGGTAATAAATCGTCTATATGTAATCCTACTCGAAATATATATACAAGAATTATATATACTATTTCTCTCAATCTAAAAAATAATATATCAATCATGTTCCAATCATTCACATAACTACATAAATTATTGGCGACGTTTTTCTCGAAAAACTGATGAGTGTCCATTAATCCTTCAAGTAATCGCGAGTAAATATTCTTTTCGTTCTTTATGAAAATCATATTTTTTATTTTATCTAGGCTTTGTAGATTCAAAAATAGAACCTTGCTACCATTATCTTTTGTTTTAAACATATATGGGAATGCACCATCAATACAACCATCATTGTCTGTTGCCTTTCCTTCCATTAAATAAGGTACATAGAGAGATTTGATTATATTATCAATTAATTCAGCCTTATTTTTATATTTTTTCTTGACGATTTGTTCGCCTTTAATTGTGTCGAAATAGGTCAAGTAAAAACGATTATTTACAATCTGTATATCCTCTTCACTAATAATTTCATTCATCGTTTTCTTAAATTTTACAATTACCTTTTTTAAATCTTGATGCTTTCTTAAATATTTGTAACAATCATTACATATATCAATAGAAATATCCATTTTGTCTAATAAAAACAAGAGTCCTATGATAGCTCCTATACTACATCCGGATACCTTGTTTACTTTTATTTTGTTAGAGCGTTCTAATTCTTTTATATAAAACAAACTACCTAGCATATATACACCATTGAATGCTCCACCATCTAATACTAAATCTATTTTTTTTGGTAAATGTTTTTCAGGAACATTCTCTATAAGAGTATTTATAAATGTTTGCAAAGCCATAATAATATATTATATTACGTTTATAACATATTATTTTCTGCGAATAGCTACTCATTGTCTATTATAATTTACATCGTATCATTAATAGCACGTTAAAAACACTCGTTAAAAATTGAAGTGTTTATCTAACTAAATTTATAAGCATTCATACAAGTTCATAACAGTAAAGTATATTACTATGCCTGAAACAGAAGTATTTAGATTAACCAAATTTGAAACAGGTACATCCTATTTCTTTGCCATATATACTAGAAGAGAGGGTAGGCACCCAAATGAAAAATATTTCACTTCCAATGAATTAGAATATGTTGGTGAATATATTCGAAGTGAAAGATGGGGTTATGGTGATGGTGGTGGTGGTGCCGAGATTTTCGTTAGAAGTGGTATTGAAGTTCGAGTTGTATATACATATGAAGGAACAACGTGCTTCAAAGAAGCGGCAATAACCGGTTAAACACTGATAACAAAACAATATACAAATTAAATTACAATTTCAATAGGAATAAAAATAATAAAAAACAAGTAACCAAAAAGTTGTTTTTTATTTCTATATCTTATATCTTATATCTTATATCTTATATCTTATATCTTATATCTTATATCTTATATATGTGAAAAAGGATAGCAATTGCTAAGATAAATAAATAATATAATACATTGGCTTGTATTGATTCAACGTGATAAACACGGAGAAAAATATCTGATAATCCGAACAACGCTATATAAATAAAAATTAAAGAAATATCTGAAATCATTAATATATATTTACGTAGAAAGAAAATATTATCTAGTTACATTACAATTATTATACTTATATATTCTGTAAATGAACTAATGTTTTTGAAATAATATAATAAGCTATTCCGAAAAATAGACTGTTTATAATATACCCTGTCAAATTAGGATTGCCATCTTTATTAAAAAGGGAAGGTAATATGGCCAATACTTTGCTTTTAACAATAGGTAGTTGAAAGATAAAATACAATAGACCAATTATAATGGGTATCTGAAACTCATCATACAATATTTCGAGTGAATCGCGTGAATTTTGATTTTTCACACGTCTAGCTAATATATCTTGCTCTGTATCTGTATTATGAATGTAATCAGATTGTTCTTGTTGAGGTACATAATTTGGTTTCACTTGATCATCCGCAAAATGAACTGTATTTGTTGGAATATCACGCGAAGGTAATGAGGTGCCCCCATTTGCGCTTGCTTGTTGAATCCCACTAACTAATTCGTTCATCATTTTTTGCTCGTGAATTTCACTAGATTCATTATTTGGTCCAGGAACACCGACATCAGCACCAGGACCACCAGTAGCGGAGATTCCGACATTTGGATCATAAGTACTCTGTTTGTCGGTTGTTTGTAAAACAACATTTTGGCCACCACCGCCGATAGCAGGGTCACTTGGTAAATCAGATAAACTTGTAGTATCAGACATATCTAATATAATGAAAAGATTGATAGATGAACATAATTACGCAAAATTCACATTTTTCCTTCTTCTCTCACACCCGTGAGATTCCATTTCATATTTAAAACAATTATCGCCATATTTATAAACCTTTTTCTTAATATCTTCTAAACTAGGAGCGCTAAATTCAATGCAATTGCGACCAATACAACCTTTTCTAAACAACGTGGCTAGACCCAGTCCTAAAAGTGTTGACATAATTATCTTTCCTGTTTCAGTACGGAATAGTTTTTCAAACGCCATTTATAATACCTATATTATAGTCGTACATAATTATTTATACGACGATAATCGTTGTGATTGTTATAGTTGTGATTGTTATAGTTGTTATAGTTGTTATAGTTGTTATAGTTGTTATAGTTGTTACATATAGACTATACCTGTAAAGGTATTTCTTCCGCATTATTAGAGCATTTTACTATGTTTTGTTTTAACTGAAAACAATTATCCACCTTGTCGCGAAACTGGAATAGATGAGTATTATCGCCAGTAGGATATACGGTTATTTCTTTGGGCGGTGGGCTTGTTATATACACACACATTAGACCAAATAGAAAACTTAAGAGAAATACGCGAAAATTTATGAGAAACATGCTTTTTACTTATATTACTCATCGATTATATTTTTAGTGGGCATACAAAGTTTTACAATCTATTTTAGTAATCTATTTTAGTAATCTATTTTAGTAATCTATTAATCTATTAATCACCCTCATACGATTCATTACTATTCGCACTTATCATCCCTCTAGATACCTCTTCGTCTTGTATTTTACCTAGGACAAATGATTCTACAGACGGAGTATCAAACGATACAGTCATGTCTTGTAATGTAAATACCTTTCTTACTAGCGTATGCGTATCTGTATCTCTATCATATTCCATAGCCATATAACGATATTTTAACTCGCGTAATTCATGTAATAATGGAACCAGTTCGGTTTGATAAGTGGAAATCATATCTTTGATTAATTGTATTTGACCAGTTTCATTGAATTCATCTATTGTTGATTTAATAAGAGTCATTTTATTGTAAAAAATAGTCATTTTCGTAGTCAATTCGGATTTATTGTCTAAATTAGAAACAACCTCGATAAATTGTGTTTTATATTCCATCACTGCTTCTAAATCCTGGGTTAGTTCATCCTTTAATTTGTTGAATTTAGTCAATGTAGTAGCTTCTTGCTCATATCCAAATAATAAATCCATCTTGGTTGCTATTATTTCTTCTTTCAACTCATCAACTCCTGTCTGAAATACATCTATCATTTCTTCTAAATTAAGAAATTTTCCTCTATTTAACTTTATATCCAAATTACAAGGCGACTTATTATCACCACATATAGCTGTTAATATTCCAGACTCGCTTTTGAAAATGGTGCCTACTTTTCTACTACAATTGATACAATTCGTATTTAATTTTCTAAATTTCTCTTGTTTCTGTTTCATAGTTAGTTTGTCATTCTTTAAAATAGTATTAATTTGACTTTGCCTTTTATTTTCATATTTG